GTGTGCTGTCGTGCGTTTGGGTGCACTTTTATGTGTTGCAGCATATACCAATGTGTATTTTTATACGCTGCTGCACATGTAAGTGCGCTCTTCAGTATAGATTTAAACAGTTGATACCACACAGACTAAATATTTGACAAAGCACTCTCCTACAAACCAAGAGAGCTGATGTCTTTTGTCCTAGCACTTCAAGAGACTTATCCATACCGTATTTGCACAGGTACATGAGCTAATTTATCTAAAAAATAAATGGTGGAGATGAAGGGGATCGAAGCCTTTTCCGCAATTCTTCAGAAACGCAAGTAACCGCAGGTAAGTCTACCATTCCAGCAATCTGTAAGCCCCCTTCATGACCCATTTATGACCCTTTTTCTTAATCTGTGAAATTATCGAAATCGTCCACCATATCCTGAGCTTTATAGCGCACATAGCGCTCTACAGTCGTGTTAATGGATGTATGGCCAAGATAGCGAGATACTTTACTTATCTCCATTCCCGCCATCAGACAAGCTGTAGCGAAGCTATGACGCATATTGAGTATCGTAACGTATGATAGGTTATTGCGTCTAATATATCTAAGCCACCTCTGAGCTGTTATTCGTGGATTTGCTCTCTTCCCCATGTAGTTTACGCATATCGCCCCTGTTGGCTTACCACGGCTCTCGTAGAGACTGTACAGCCACTGCGCGGAGGTCTTACGCAAGGGAATAAGTCGGTCACTTCTTAACGTCTTTGGCGGCATGAGCTTATGCCCGTCCTTCTCTCTAACATAAGTGCGCTGTACGTGGACGAGCCGCCGTTCAAAATCTATATCGCTCCAGTCCAGGCCGAAAATCTCACCTTTACGTAAGCCCAAGGACAACCCAAGCACAGCCACAGTCTTAAATAACTCATTGTCAATTTGCGCGATAAACTTGTCGTGCTGCTCAAAGCTTGTCAGCCAGTCACCGTTATGGTCTTCTGGATACACTTCACGCTTTGGCATGGTGTAGCGCTGCGTGGCAGGATTTACGTTGATGTATCCAAGTGCCAATGCTTCATTGAGTACTTGACGCAACGTATCACGCGTATTGGTGGCCACTTTATAACTGCTACATCCGCTTAATACAGCCTGGATACGCTCATGCGTAATATCTTCCATCTTCATGCTTCCAAACGCAGGAAGCAGCCTAAGCTTTAAATCGCGCATATACATCTTGTATGTGTTATAGCGCACGCGCGTCTGTGCTTGTGGTAGATACACCTCGCTTACAAATTGCCCAAACAGCATGGATTCACGCACAATAACGTTTTTTCGCGCGAGCTCGTTCCATAAGTGCTCTGCTGCTTTTGCTTCTCTTTTAGTGGGGAATACTCCTGTTTTGCGTTTGCGGCATCCGTTTGCATCGCGTCCAATTTCGACGCGTACACGCCATTTTCCACTAGGTGTTTTATCGATGGCCATACCGACCACCTGATATATAATTAGCCATGGTTGCACTCCATGTAGCCATGCCCTCGTTTTGTCTTGGCGGATGCGACGAGGGCAATTTTTATAGATACTTTAGACGGTAGAATTGCTACATCATTTCTGTTACCTTCCCCCTATTCTCCTGTCAAATGAAGATAGGAGAACACATTATGGACAAATACGAAATACATCTTGCATTTATCATTGTCGAGCTATCTGCCATCTTTTTTCTTTTGCTAACCAAGCTTTAAAAAAGAAGCGAGGAGCTGGAATAAAAAAGTTAAGGCTGCGCCTAAGACCACTAGGCCAATATCGCGCAGAGCACCTTTTCTTTGCGCTCTCTTCTCTTCTAGCTCTTTTTCTCTTGTTCGCTTGTCTTCTGCTTCTTTCTCCTCGAAGTAATGAAAAGCCTTGGTTGACAGTTTTATATATGCACCACCAGAAGCATACGGCCTTACATCTGCGAACATATCGCATTCTTTTAGCTCAGAAAATGCAACGCTTCTCACATCCTTACAGTACGCTGCACCATCTTTTGAGCAAGTAATTAATTCTCTTAATAACTTCTCTGCTTCTAGATACATGGCCACACCTATATCTCGAAATCAAATGGTACGGTGTACCAAACAACGCGTCCGATGATCGTAATTGACTCAGTGCCAGCCACAGTATGGTCGTACACCATTGGATGAAATGTCGGGTCGGTTGAATCAGGTACCAGCTCAACGCCGTTCTCTAGCTGCCTTACACGCTTTACAGTAGCGTCGTAGCCGTTTACACAAACGGCATATGCAACACCGTCAATTATTTGCTTTTCGTCTGGATTGACTAGTGCATAGCAGCCGTTTGGCAAAACACGATTCATACTCTCGCCATCGATTGTTAAGAAAAATGCATGAGGATATTTGCGCGTAAGTTCTTTAGGCGTAAGTACGTGGTTGTCTACTTTATCCATATAGAGCGGCTCACCAGCGGCAATGCGTCCAAATAACGGCACGTAAACAAAATGGTCGTCAACATTTTCTGAGATATATCCCGGCAAAACAGCATCATAGCCAAGTAAAGACTCCATGCTTGTGTGCAGCGTGTCAGCAATCTTTTTGAGCATTTCTATATCTTGCGGAGCGTAGATGCACTGCTCCCAGTTCCTATAAGTACCCAGAGGTATTCCGAGAGCATCCGCCATCCCTTTTTGGGTGTAACCGCTTGCTTTGCGGATATTTTTTAATTTGTAAAGCATATCTCTACCTGCTTATTTAGATAAAAATACTTGCATCCCAATTATTATATGAAAAACTATTATTGACTAGTACACGGTTAGCTAGTATATTCTGATACATGTTAACCGTGTACTTTTGAGGAGGTGACCTAATGAACGGAAAGAAGCTACGCGCCATGCGCAAGGCAAGCGGCAAGACCATGCGTCAGATTTCGTTTGAGTCTGGCGTAGTAGAGCAGACCATCACTCTCATTGAGACGGGTAAGACGCCAAACCCTGGCATTGAGACACTGCTTGCTCTTGCACGCGCTATCGGTTGTGAGATTGCCGATTTCCTCGACTAGCGCCGTTTGTACCACACTGCACCACTTGTACCTTGAAAGTTGAATAGTGACAACCAAGCGTCTCTAGTTCATGAGCGCTTGCATGTTGGCAGCCCTCACCAGAAGAACTGCCAAAAAAATATCAACTTATCTATTGGAGACACTATGCAACTTACAAACAAGCGTGTGTATTTAAGTGGGCCTGTAACATCTGCAGAAAACCTTGCACAGGCACGTAAGGCTTTCGAGCTGGCAGAACAACTCATAGCCACGCACGACCCGAGGTTTATCTACAACCCCATGAGAAACATATCGCCCTACGCTACCCACGAACAAGCAATGCTCATTTGCCTAAATGAGCTGACCTACCACGTGGGGGTAAGCGAAAATCACGGCCCTGTCGTAAGTGAATCTTGGCGACGCCCCGCTTTTGACGTATTGGTATCGCTTCCTGGCTGGTGCCATTCGGAAGGCGCCACCATTGAGCGCATCGTCGCAGAAGCCTGCGGCATTGAGTGTGTGAACTTATCAGATATTAAGTTTGTAAAGGAGCTGTAATGAATGAAAAGGCTCCTACGCAAAAAAGGAAGCTCGTCGCCCCAGACGGACCGCTTCTTATCACCACTCGCCAAGCTGCGCGCTATCTCGGCATCGGAGAAGAAAAAGTCCGTGAGCTCACAGAGCAAAAGTACAATCCGCTGCCCTGTGTACGGCTTCCGAATGCAAAATACCCCTACTACACGAAAGAGACACTGTATGCATACATACAAAAGCTTGCACTTGCAAGCACCAACGCCAAATAGCAGGCATGCTACGTACTTGCGCTTAGTCGAGCCGCAAAAAAGAATGAGCGCCCACACCGTCCAAAGTAAAAGGCGCTCAAACAGGCACACCAGCCTGTTAACCATTTTATCCGACTTATTGCCCATCATGCAAAACTTGGCGCTCAAGCTTGCTATTGGCATTGCCTGGGCAATTGCTTTTGTCGTCCTTATGTGGGCGGCATACCTCATCTAATCGCACATTTAAAAGGAGATACACAATGGTTGACCCTAAAACCGACCCCGTAAAGATTGCCAGCCTTGAGCTTGAAAACGTCAAGCGCATCAAGGCTGTTTCTATCACTCCCACAACAGACGGTCTAACCGTCATCGGCGGCCGCAACGCCCAGGGCAAGACAAGCGTGCTCGACGCTATTGCCTGGGCATTAGGCGGCAATTCGTTTAAGCCGCAAAACCCAAACCGCGAAGGATCTACCACACCAGCGAAGCTCAAAATTGAGCTTTCAAACGGCCTTATTGTCACGCGCCAGGGAACCAGCGGCACGCTAAAGGTGGTAGACCCTACCGGAAAGAAAAGCGGGCAGACACTTCTCAACTCTTTTATTGAGCAGCTCGCCCTCAATCTGCCCAAATTCATGAACTCAACCGATAAGGAAAAAGCGGAAGTTTTGCTAGACCTTATTGGTGTCAAAGACCAGATAAAGGCACTCGACAACCAAATCGAAACGCTTTCGGACCAGCGCCGACCACTTAAGACTGATTATCTCGGCAAGCGAAAAGTAGCCGCAGACATGCCTTACTACGCAGACGCACCAGAAGAGCCTGTAAGTGCAACCGAGCTTATCGAGCGTCAGCAAGCCATCTTGGCCAAGAACAGCCAAAACCAGACTATCCGCCAAAAGGTGGTAGACCTCGAAGCGCAAATGAAGCTTAAAGAGCAGCAAAAAGACGATATGAACAAGCGCGCCGAGCAGCTGGAGCGTGATCTGGCAAATACCAAGGCTCAGATGGACGCTATCGCCGCTGAGGAAGCGCAGCTCACAGAAGCCCTGACCGCCCAAAAAGCTATTGCAGACAGCCTTATTGACACGTCCACCGAAGAGATTGAGCAGAAGCTGCGCGATATTGACGAGGTCAACGAGCGTGTACGCGCAAACCAAAGGCGTGCTGACTTAGAAGCTGAAGCCGAGACTACCGAGGAGACCTACAAAGCGATCTCTGAGCAGATTGAAACTGTACGCAAACAGCGTATAGCGCTTTTGGATGGCGCCAACATGCCGCTAGACGATCTGGACGTGCAGGACGGCTATCTCGTCTACAAAGGCATTAGCTGGTCTGATATGAGCAGCGCCGAGCAGCTGCGCGTAGCCACCGCCATTGTGCGAGCGGTCAAGCCTGATTGTGGCTTCGTATTAGTTGACAAATTAGAGCAGATGGATACACAAACCCTAGCCGAGTTCGGTGCATGGGCGCAAAGCGAAGGGTTGCAGGTTATTGGCACGCGAGTATCTACCGGAGACGAGTGTAGCGTCATTATCGAAGACGGCTACGCAAAGCAAGACTCGCCCATACCACCAAATACGCCAGTAGCGCCTATAGCGCCTGTGATGCCTATGACGCCTGTAGCGTCTGCAAGCGCTCCTACGGTCGCTCCTGCTCAAGAACCAAAGTTCCCAAATCCGTTTGCTCCAGGCGTATTTTAGGCGCCTAGGAAGGACTGACACATGGCATTCCAAATCACACGCGGCACGATTACAAAGCCGCAAAAAGTTATTTTGTATGGAGTGGAAGGCATCGGCAAATCCACGCTTGCCGCACAATTTCCCTCTCCTCTTTTTATCGACGTGGAAGGAGGGACCGATCACATCGATGTTAACCGCCTGCCACAACCGACAAGCTGGTCAATGCTTTTGGAAGAAGTGCGCTGGATACGCGATTTCCCCTACGAATGCGGAGGAACGCTTATTATTGACACCCTGGACTGGGCGCAGCAGCTGTGCGCGGTCCACATCTGTGGGGCCGAAAACAAAAAGTCCATTGAGGATTTTGGTTATGGCACCGGATACACCAAGGTATATGAGGAGTTCGGTAAATTCCTCAATTTGCTCAGCGATGTATGCGAACACGGGCTTAATGTCGTGTGCCTTGCCCATGCGTCCATTGAGCGTATCGAGCAGCCAGGCGAGATTGGCACTTACGACCATTGGGGGCTGAAGCTTCAGGCAGGCAGGAAAACATCTATCGCAAATACGGTCAAGGAATGGGCAGACGCGGTGCTTTTCTGCAATTACAAGACCAATATCAACGTGACCGATGCTAAAAGCGGCAAAGCAGTCGCGCAGGGTGGGCGCATCCGCCAGATTCACACCAACCACTCTGCGGCATACGATGCTAAGAACCGCTGGGGCATGGCTGACAGTATTTCTATGGAGTGGAACCAGATTGCACCGTATATCCCTGTGCCGAACATCCCAAATCCCGCACAAGTAATGCAGCCTACGCAAAACGCAGCGACGCAAGCTACAACAAACGCTTCTGTGGCTGCACAGAACCTCACACAAGCGGAGTTTGACGCTATCCCCGTACCATTTGACACAAACGAGCCTAACGAGGCTCAAAACGGCTTAGAATCGCTTCCTGATAATCTGGCCAAGCTTAAAGTCCAAATTGAGGGCGTAGGGCTTACCACAGACGATGTTATGGGCGCTCTTGTATCTAAGGGATACGCAACACCTGATATGCCGTTTGAAGCTCTGGCACCACGTGAGGACATCGTGGCATGGATTCCTACAGTTTTGGATTCCATCAAGGCATCAATTACCAGCAAATAACAATTAGATTTAGGTAAAATATTCGATTTTAGGATTTTAGAAAGGCAAATATCATGGCAGAAGAGCTAGGACAGCCACTAGGCTGGGACGACCCCATCGAAAACGTACCTGACGACGAGTTTACCTTGTTTGACGCGGGCGACTATCCCTTTGAGGTCACCAAGATTGAGCGTGCTACCTTTAACGGCAGCAATAAGATGGCAGCATCGCCCATGGCTAAACTTACGCTTAAGCTTACCGATCCCACAGATGGGCGAAACTCTTACGCATTTTATAACCTCATCCTCAACGCAAAGGTGAAGTATCGTATCAAAGAGTTTTTCGTCTCGCTAGGACTTACCCCAGAAAACGCCGAAGGAGACACCTTCGCGCCTTGCTGGAATGCGGTAGTAGGTGCTTGTGGGTGGTTGCATATGGAGCACCGCGAGTATAACGGCAATACGTATGCAGACGTCAAAAAGTGCCTAAAGCCCTCTGAGGTCGCTAAAAAGGGTCTTACGACTACTTCCCCACAAAACAGCTACACTGCACCTGTAGCCGCTCCCGTGGCCACCCAGACACCCGTAGCCGCACCGGTACAAGCACCCGCAGCTACTCCTGTTGCAGCACCTGCACAAGCGCCTGCTTACTCACAGCAGCAAATGCCGCTGTCAACTGCGCCTGTAGCGCAGCCAGTGGTGGCCACCCCGGTTCCTGCCGGTGTGCCGATCCAGCAGGTGTCCCAACGGGCAACACAGATGCCACCAGCACCTCAGGCCCCCGCTGCTCCTGCGCCTGGAGTATTTTAAGTGGCCGGCTTTGAGCTAAGGCCATACCAAACGCAATCTGTACAAGCAATCGAAGATGAGTGGGAAAAGGGGCGTCGAAAGACGCTCCTTGTTTTACCTACCGGATGCCATGCTAGGGGGCAAAAAGTCCTTCTAGCAAGTGGATTGACAAAAGCCGTCGAAGAGATTGGCCTTAGCGATACTCTTTTAGGAGCAGACGGCAAGCCGCGTAAAGTGCTACACCTCCACCACGGTAAGGATGATTTATACAAAATCACTCCAATTAAGGGGCAGCCATTTATCGTAAATTCGCAGCACATGCTATCACTTGTGCAAACAGGACTAAAGGGGCATCCTCAATACCCCTCACAAATTGGTGGAAAAATTACCGATGTTACAGTCAGCGAATATCTTACGTGGTCAAAAAACAAAAAACACACCCACAAGCTATATCGTAGTTCGGCTATTGAGAAGTTTCATGAAAACGATGGTAGTCATATTTCTATAGACCCATATTTCCTTGGCGTTCTTCTTGGTGATGGAAATATAAAAAACTCAATCTCAATCACTACCATGGATAAAGAAATCGAACAAGAGATTGAGCGCCAATGCGAAGTCTACAATATGACTGTGCGCACAGAAAAAGCTGGAAGAGCGAATACTTTTCTTTTGCGCTGTGGATACGTTGGGGCAAAGGGTGGGCTACTTCACCAGCAGCTTAAAGAACTCCACTTACGTGGAGTTGGCTCAGCAGGTAAGTTCATTCCCCTTGTGTATAAAGCTGCACCACTAGAAAAACGATTAGAAATATTAGCTGGCGTTATCGACACGGACGGCAGCAAAGCTCAATGCTGTGGATATGATTTCATCTCAAAATCACGGCAGCTATCAGAAGATGTGGCTTTTATTGCTCGTTCAGCTGGCCTTGCTGCATATGTCTCAAAATCCATAAAGACCTGCCAGGGCGGTTTTGTTGGGACATACTGGCGTGTATCAATTAGCGGAGATTGCTCAATAATCCCCTGTCGCGTAAAAGCCAAACAATGCGCAAAGCGCAAACAAAAGAAAAGCGTTTTGCGCACTGGTTTTAGCGTTGAGCATATTGGCTTTGGAGAATATTTTGGTTTTACCGTTGATGGCGACAACCGTTACCTATTGGATGACTTCACCGTTACTCATAACTGCGGTAAAACCATCGTCTTTTCTGAGATAGCCAAAAGACGCGTTGATGCAGGAGAGCGCGTCTTGATACTGGCACATCGAGGAGAGTTGCTTGAGCAGGCTGCAGACAAACTCGCACGCTCTACTGGCCTTGCGTGCGCAGTTGAGAAAGCCGAAAACACCTCAGTTGGTCGTTTTGAGTCTGTGGTGGTAGGAAGCGTCCAGACGCTCATGCGCCAGTCCAGGCTCGATGCGCTAGGAGCTGATAGATTTAGCACCATTATCGTAGATGAAGCCCACCACGCCCTATCAAGTTCGTACCAAGCAGTGCTTGACTACTTTAGCGCCGCTAAGGTTTTAGGCGTTACAGCCACGCCCGACAGAGGAGACCGCAAAAACCTAGGAGAGCTGTTCGACAGCCTGGCCTACGAGTACTCACTTCCACAAGCTATTAAGGATGGCTATTTATGTCCCATAGAAGCGCAGACCATACCGCTTTCGCTTGATTTAAGTCATGTGGGCGTGCAGGCAGGCGATTTTAAGTCAGCTGATTTGGGGGACGCCCTCGAGCCGTATTTAGAGCAAATCGCGCAGGAGATGTATGAAGCGCAGTGCATGGACAGAAAGACCGTTGTATTTTTGCCCCTTATCGCCACCTCGCAAAAATTCCGTGACATCCTAAACAGGCATGGCTTTAGGGCAGCCGAGGTAAACGGGCAATCGTCCAACAGAGCCGAGGTCTTAAAAGACTTCGAGCGCGGCAAATACAATGTGCTGTGCAACTCAATGCTTTTGACAGAGGGCTGGGACTGCCCAAGCGTGGACTGCATTATTGTGCTGCGCCCCACCAAGGTGAGAAGCCTTTATTGCCAAATGGTCGGGCGTGGAACTCGTCTGTCGCCTGAAACTGGCAAGGACAAGTTGCTTTTACTCGATTTTCTGTGGCACACCGAGCGACACGAACTCTGCCGCCCGGCGCATCTGATAGCAAAAACCGATGAAGTCGCCCAGGCTATGACAAAAATCGTTGAGCAGCAGCGTGTACCAATTGACCTTGAAGAGGTCGAAAAGAGCGCTGAGAGCGATGTCGCACAAGCTCGCGAAGAATCCCTAGCAAAGCAGCTAGCAGAAATGCGCACTAAAAAGCGCAAGCTTGTAGACCCTTTGCAGTACGAGATGTCCATCATGGATGCCGACCTGCAGAATTACGTGCCCAGTTTTGGCTGGGAAATGGCCCCACCATCAGACAAGCAGCTAAAAGCACTTGAGAGCCATGGCATTTTTGCAGACGGCATTGAGTGTGCTGGCAAAGCGTCGCTTCTGCTTAATCGCCTAGACAAGCGCAAGGCCGAGGGCATGAGCTCTGCTAAGCAAATTCGTCTGCTTGAGCGCTACGGTTTTAAACATGTGGGCGAATGGTCGCTAGACCAGGCATCAAGGCTAATTAGCCGGCTTTCTGCCAACGGGTGGCGAGTTCCACACGCCATAGATCCAGCAAGTTATGTCCCGCCGCAGATAAAAGACGAAATACCAGTAGTCCCATTCTTGAGCTGGTAGAAAGAAGGAATCATGAAAAAACGTTTTATCAGCATTGCGGTAGCAGCGCTTGTTATTGTTGCCGCGGCTATAGCAGCGCTCAGCCTAACCGGCTGCAAAGAAGCAGACCGCGTATCTCACAATATCAGCCAGGAAGCCGACAACTTCAACGTCGTACGTCGCTTAACAGTTATCAATTGCCGTTCTGACCAGGTAACACTACAGCTGACAGGTACGTTTTCTATCAGCAAAAACAAGGACACCAACGAGCTTGAAGTTACGTGTGAGCTGCCCGATGGCAAGTACACCAAGCATTTCGTTTATCTCAATGAGTGGACGTGCTACACGGTCGAGGATTTAAGCGGCTCTAATGTTGATAAATACAGCTACGAAATTAATTTCTTACCTGAGCAGATTCCTGGTGTAAAGATTACGAGTAAGGACTAGACATGACCAATTCATTGCCTAACCATCGCCCAGAGGTAGCGGAAGGGTTACGGAACGGCGCCAATAGCGAGACTTTACCACTTATTCTAAATGTTGCGTTTGCTGCATTCGCAGATGACAAATGCCAATCAACAACCGTAACAGCGTCAGAAGCAGCCTACCGTCTCGCCGACCTCATCGACCCCACATGTACGGCAATCGTTGACGAAGCTCATGGCATTGATGATGAGCTTGTCTGCTCATCGTGCGGGTGTTGTCTTGGTTTTATCGTAGATGACCATATGCCAACACTGACGAACTATTGCCCTAGCTGCGGTGCACGTATTGTAGAGGAGGCGGAATAGTAATGAGCGAAACGCTAAAGGACATTGCCTTTGATTTAGCAAACAGACTGGCCTACGCCAACGCAAAGCTAGACTATGTCGGCCTTAGTGGCTGGGACTGCATAAAGCAATACGACCAAGACGTAGAAAATACTCGCAAAATCTACTTTTACCAGCTCGAACAGCGCATTAAGGCGGCAGAAGACAAGCCATCATGTAATGAACTGCAGCGGGTAGACGCAACAATAGGCAGCAGTGCTAATTCTCTGCGCAAGACACATTCGAAAAGCTTTTTTGTCGGATGCGAAATTGACAGCCCGTACGCAAATAATCGCTTGTTTAAAGAGGACGGCAAGTATGTTGTCCTTCAGCTGGGCCACATCAGTGACAAATGGTTGATTTTCGAGCTGGTCAAAAAAGACGAGTATGAAGTTTAAGAACAAACAACAACTACATACGTACGCATTGGGGAGTACACACGTGCTCCCCTTTTTGTAAGCAAAAGGACTTTTTTGTAAACAAAAGGACTTTTTTGTAAGCAAAAGGAGGTTTTTATGGACACACAAAAGCATGCAGACCTGCCAGACATCGTAGACAGGATAGATCCTGCTGAATGCGATTACACCGAGTGGACACAAATTGGCATGGCACTCAAAGCCTGCGGGTTTGGAGTTGAAGTCTGGGACGCATGGAGCGCAAAAGACCACAAACGCTATCACCAAGGAGAGTGCGCCAAGAAGTGGGCGACATTTGATGGAGAGGGAGTAAGTTCTGGCACTATCATCCACATTGCCGAGGACCACAACGTCGATATTTTCCCCGAAGAAGAAAAGGGACGCGCTCTAGACTGGGACGAGCCTATCGATATTCTGCCAGACGATGAATACGACGATTACGATTTTTACAAGCGCAAGCCAGCCGAAAAAGACGAAACGGTGTTTATCGACAAAACATGGGTGGAAGGCAAGCCACTGCCCGTTCCGTCAGACGAGGCATGGAACCCGATACAAGAGATTACGACCTATATCTCAACGCTGTTTGAAGCAGACGAGTATGTGGGCTACGTCATGGAGTCCTGGGAAAAAGACGGTCGTTACTTACCATCGAAAGGCTCATACGCACGCACCAGCTCAGAGATTTTGCGCGACTTAGACCGCTACCACGACATCGGTAAGGCCATGGGTGATTACAACGAACAGGGCGGTGCCTGGATACGCTTTAACGCTCTGGATGGCCAGGGGGTCCGCAACTCCAACGTGGCGGAGTTTAGATACGCCCTTGTAGAGTCAGATTCCATGAGCAAAGAAATGCAATACGCTCTTATGGAGCAGCTGGAGCTGCCAATCGCGACTCTGGTAGATTCAGGAAACAAGAGCTTGCATGCCATTGTTCGTGTGGACGCAGCAGATTATGCCGAATACAAACAGCGCGTTGACTCTCTGTACGATGTTTGCAAAAAGAATGGACTTATCCTCGATACGCAAAACAAAAACCCTAGTCGCCTATCGCGTTTGCCAGGAGTGATGCGTGGTGAGAACAAGCAGTATCTTGTGGCGACCAACATCGGCAAGGAGTCCTGGGCCGAATGGTGGGATTGGATTCAGGCAGTAAACGATGATTTGCCAGACCCAGAAGGACTATCAGAGATTTGGGACGATATGCCGCAACTCGCACCACCTCTAATTGATGGCGTGTTGCGCCAGGGACACAAGATGCTTATTGCTGGTCCTTCCAAGGCCGGTAAGTCATACGCGCTCATTGAGCTTTGTGCTGCAATTGCAGAAGGCAAGCCATGGTTTGGCTGGCAATGCGCACAGGGTCGCGTTCTATACGTCAATTTGGAGCTAGACCGCCCAAGCGCCCTGCATCGCTTTCGCGATGTGTACGCAGCCCTTGGATGGGCGCCTACCAACATAAACAACATCGATGTTTGGAATTTGCGCGGCAAATCAGTACCCATGGATAAGCTCGCGCCGAAACTCATTAGGCGCTCTGCAAAGAAGGATTACATCGCTGTTGTTATCGACCCTATCTATAAGGTAATTACCGGCGACGAGAACTCCGCAGACCAAATGGCAGCGTTTTGTAATTCATTTGATTTGGTGGCGTCACAGCTTGGGTGCGCTGTGATTTATTGCCACCATCACTCGAAGGGTGCTCAAGGATCTAAGCGCTCCATGGACCGCGCCAGCGGCTCTGGAGTGTTTGCGCGTGACCCAGACGCGCTTATCGATATGAGCCAGCTCAATGTCACAGACGATGCGTTGCAGGCTCGCCAAAGCGAGGTCGATTGGCTGCAAATCCAAGCCTGGATGAATATGTATGTCCCTGGATGGAAACAGACTCTCACGCCAGACGAGCAAGCAGGCCCTGTAGCGGTGTGCGCCTGGGCACAGCAGCACCTGACGCCGCAGTACTATCAAAGCCTTTTGTCGATTGGCGAAGTTACCAAGCAAGCTGCGAAGACCTGGACCGCATGGAGGTTGGACGGAACTTTGCGAGAGTTTCCGAAGTTCGATGAGAAAAACCTGTGGTTTCAATATCCACTGCATTGTCCGGATCTTACAGGGTCGCTTAATGACCTATTGGTCGAGGGTGAGTTTGTAAATATTTACGACAAAAACGACCCAAAGGCGCAGAAGGTAAGAGCAAACGGACGAAAAAACAAGCTTAAGAAAAATAAAGAGCAGCAATTGAAAAAAACTCAAGCAATGCGAGACGCTCTTGAAATTTGCGAAGGCGAAGACATAGAACCTACTCGCGTAAATATGCTTGAGATTATTAATGACAGTGGGATTTTTGAAAAAGAAATCACGTTAAACACTCTCAAAAATTGGACCACAAACAAAGCTAAATGGTCACCAATTCGCTGTGACAAAGAGACAAATTATCTTTACGACACACAATCAGACAAAGACATCCCGCTTGATTGGGACGGGTCAGAATTAGAACCCTAGAGGGGTGTATGAGGGGGGTGTAAATCGTATTAAAGATATATAGAGTTACACCCCTATATCTCTTGACCCATCCTAAAGGGATGTTGGGTAAGTGTGGCGGGACGCTGCGCCACACACACTTACCAACTCTCCCTTATTTAGGATTAACGCAGATTTTTACTCCTGCAATAATTTTATTCAGAATATTTTAAGAAAGGCGGTTATTGATATGACTGAAAAAATACCTATTATCAACGACCCTGCGAAGTGCAGCGCGGCAGTGGCAGATGTCGCAGAAGATATTCGTGATATGCAACAAGACCTCTGCGAGTGTTTGGACACTTACGCCCATGCCATCAAGATGAGGCTGGCAAGAATCGTTTGTGACTTCCACAATCCACACGCCTCGAACAAAACCAGCATTGATATTGAGTGCATTGACCGTACAGCGCGAATGGTAAATGACGCATTCATTGACCTTGTTGTAACGGCAGAGAAGCTTGACCAAATATACGTAGAGCTAGACGCATTGGTCGAGGAGGTTTAAATGAATATCTGGTACATGTGGTGGTTTGGATTTTTCAAAGGAATGTTTTAACCGTGAAAAACACCATTGAATTCTTCGAACCTATGCGCCTGCCGAAAACTACGCCACAGGCAAAGAAGTTTAATACGGCTACAAGGCGTCTGTACGACGATTCTAGGCTCGCAGAAGCAAGACAACGTGTAATTAGTCATATTGCGAAATATAGACCCGCAAAACGGCTCTCAGGCGCTCTGGGGTTAGAACTTGTATTGGTGTATGAGCCAACCGGCAAGCACAAGCCAGGACAGCCATATACGCAAAAGCCAGACTGGGACAATGCAACCAAGCTTATCCAGGACGCCATGGCAGCGTGTGAGTTCATGGAAGATGACAAGCAAATCGTATGCGCAAAGGTGACGCAAGCCTACGGGCAGCCGTGGGGGTTGTATGTAAAGTTGTACGAAATCTAGTTTTGGTTATCGTTTGTACCGATAACGAAAAGCCGTCCAATATGGGCGGCTTTTTTGTTAGTGCGATATACTTTTTGGCATTGAAAAATGGATATGCTCATGCGGCGTGCGAGTTTGGTTTGGCGGCCACTCGTTATCGCGCACATAGACTTTCTGTAACGATACAACAGGAGGTCAAGGCGTGAATATGGATATAGGAACAAGTGTTCCATACATAAAACATCCACAATTAAATAGGCGCGTAAAATGGTCCGAGGAAGAACTCGAGACCTTGCGAGCACATCCTGAAATGACCTCACAAGAACTTAGCGAGATATTGCCCGGACGCTCTGCGTTGGCTATCAGACACATGAGAGCGCGCCATGGTCGTTGGCAGGCTGCTATCCCCATTTGTTCAGTATGCGGTCAGCGCATTGTGTGGACAGAATCAGCACGCGCCAAATCGATGGGTCTGTGTAAGGGGTGCTATTTACATGAGATGGAGCACAGGCGCCGTGAAGACGCTCGCGCAAACGCCCTGCGCCAAAGTCTGTTTAAAGAGAAAAGGCGGCGTAAATGCTAGGCAAGGACCCGCTGAAAAACGATAGATACGAAAAGTACTGCCTTTTACGCGCTGCTGGAAAGACACGCCAGCAGGCAATGTATGAAGTATATCCATCGCGCAGAAATTGGAAACCTGCTTCCGTTGACAACAAAGCCTACGCGTTGGAAAAGCTTGGCGATGTACAGGCGAGAATCCTATATCTGAAAAAACAAATAGCAAAAGAAGCGATTATCAGCAAAAGCGACGTTTTGGCAGGCATGTCAGAAACGTTTCAGGAATCGCGTAAAGTGATTAAGCATGAAGGCATAAGCCGCGATGCCATCCAGGGCGTGGCAGCTCTGGGCAAGACGCTGCTAGACGCTTTGCCCGACGAGGTGCCAGACGAGCAGGACGCTTACGTGCGCGATTTTGGCGTACTGATTGCCGAGCCATTCTTTGCGGCGCACCGCGTGATTGCGCAGGATAAGGGCGGCGAGTTTTGGTTTTACGGAGGCCGCGCGTCCACCAAAAGCTCATGTATCTCTCTTGAAATTGTGGACGGTCTCATGAAGCACTACGAGCGAAGTGCATTTGTCGCGGTAAAGCGTAAGGCAGACATTCGCGAAGGCGTTTATGAGCAGATGCTGTGGGCGTTGCGCAAGCACGGCGTAGAGGACGTGTGGGACTGTACGGTGTCCCCCTTGCGTATGCGCAGCAAGGCAACAGGACAAGTCATTATTTTTCGTGGTGGCGATAATACGGAGAAAACGAAGTCCGTTAAAGCGCCCGACGGTACGTATTTTGCTTATACATGGATAGAGGAGGCCGACCAGTTCGCCGGCATGAGTGAGATACGCACCATCTACCAGTCGGTTACACGTGACGCTGGACCAGATGCTGTGTACTTCCGTTTTCATTCGTTCAATCCCCCACGCACACGCTCTAGCTGGACTAATAAAAAGATTGAAGAACTTATCGCAGGTGGCACTCCTGTTTACAAGGCTAATTACAATGATGTTCCGCCCGAGTGGGTACCAGCGCAAATCTACGAGGACGCAGAAGCGCTCAAGGCAGTGGATGAAGAGTCGTATTTACATGAGTACATGGGCGAGCCTGTAGGGTTTGGCGCTGAGGTATTCAGCCGCTGTGAGGTACGCCCAATTACACTCGACGAGCGCCGCGAACTTGAGCATCACTATTACGGCGTTGACTGGGGCTTTAGTCAAGACCCGTGGGTGTGGCTCAAGGTCGGCTATGACGCCAAGAAGCGCACGCTTTACATCTTGGACGAAATGAGCGGCAAGGGTCTTTCCAACGAGCAAACTGCACAGATGGTCACGCAGCGTATGGGAGCTGAGCTTTTAGATGATGACGGCAAGACCGTAGAAGACGCAGAACCATTCGCATATGTGATGTGCGACGGCGCAGAGCCCAAGAGCATTGCATCGTGGCGCGAGGAAGGTATCGAAGCTTTGGCAGCGCCTAAGCAGGGCGCGCACAATGTCAGAAACTCCATTCGCTGGTTGCAGGAGCGAACAAAGATTGTCATTGACCCAGTCTGCATATTAGCTGCTGCAGAGATACCCGCATATCAATACGAAATGACCAAAGACGGCGAGATAACAGGTCTTTTGCCGGACAAAGATAACCACGCAATCGATGCTTTGCGTTATGCGTGCTCGACTCTCATCGATGATAGGCAAATGATTTAGGAGGATACATTGGCAGCTCTTAAGCAAATTAACGGCGTTCCTGGATGGGCAACTGAGTTCTTGCGTCACAACGGTTATGTATGCAACAACACAATGGATGAGTTCATCACCAATTGGTGGGGCTGGTATCAGGCTGAAAACAGCTTTTATGACCCCATGGCAGGGCAGACGTTTGTTAGGCGTGACGCGCCAAACAAGCATCTAAGTTTGCGTCCTGCACGCGCTGTTGCCGAAGAATGGGCAACGCTTGTCATGGACGAGAAGACCCAAATTAGCGCCGAGGACGCAGCACTGAACACATGGCTAGAAGAGCGCTTTGGTGATTTTGTCGGTGAGCAGGCAGACAACCTTGCTCTTGCATTTGCACTGGGCACTGGTGCGTGGAGCTGCAATTACGAGGGCACAGAAGGATCTACGAAAGCGTCAATTGCTTTTCATGACGCAGGAAACATCATTCCGCTTCTGTCAGATGGCGCAAACTCTGTCTCATGCGCATTTACCGATTGTGTGTTGGTAGATGGGCGTATGCTTGACCGTCTACAGGTACACGAGCCTGTAGAGGGCACCTACCATGTGCGTACGTGGCTGTTTGACCAGAAGAACCACAACGTGCCTGTAGAGTGTGAGTCTGTAACCCCTGACCTCGATACGCGCTGTTCTATCCCCACATACGCCTTGGTGCGCCCAGCTATTGCCAATACGTATGTTGACGCGTCTCCCCTTGGCGTGAGTGTATTCAATGACGGCATCGATGCCATTAAATGCGTAGATGAAGCATTCGACCGCAGCTATTGGATGCTGCGCTTATGCCAGCCACGGGTGATGGTGGACGAGACCGCAGTCAAGCGCAATGTACAGTCCGGAGAAGTCGAGCTGTCATCCACGCTTGACCAGCGCATGTTTAGGCCAGTGAAGACCAGCGGCGTGAGTGGTCAGACCCCACTTACGGTATATGCACCTGACTTGCAGGCAGATGCCACCGATGCGTCCATTAACTCCGCGTTGTCTCTCATGAGCTTTAAATGCGGTTTTGGCCCTAACTACTTTAGCTATTCGCGCCAGTCTGGCCTGCGCACTGCTACCGAGGTTTCCAGCGATAACTCGCAGCTATTCCGTAATGTCCGCAAACACGAGCAGCAAGTGGGTAAGGCTCTAAAACGACTGTTTGCCGGCGCCTATGCGTCTGAATGTGCTCTATGTGGCGTTGTGCCCACATCTGTTGATGTAGACATCACATGGGACGATTCAATCGTGGAGGACACCGCCACAGAACGTGCCCAGATGAAGGATGACATTGCACGCAATCTTGCGCCTGCATGGCTGTATCCTATGCGCTTTTACGGCATGAGTGAGGACGAAGCACGCGCACTCGTTAATGCTACGGCAAAGCTGCCTGAGGAAGCCTAATGGTTGATAAGAACCTTGATGCGTTTATTGAGGACGTCGTACATGGCGCGCTTGAGGATTACGTCGAGAAGATGAGCTCGCGTCTGACGCAATATCTTTTGTCTGGCGTAGATAATCCAGACATGCTCTCTACGCTCGCTGCCCGCGCCAAGAGCGACGCTATGGCCATCTTTGTTAAGTACAAGGGGCGTATTAGCAAAGAAACGCGTGAAGCGTTTATAAGCGCTGTGGAAGGCTACGAAGCAGAGGTCGAACAGACGCTAGAGAAGCTGCACACAAAGCGTCAACTCACCAAGCAAGGTGCGCTGGAGTTTGCGCAGGCTGCACGTGGTATTGGTGAGATTGTAAGCCGCCAAAATATCGCTTTGGCAAACACCATGGCCACCACATGGTATGCGATTGCCGCAAACGCTGTTGTGCGCAAAGAGCTGGGCGATTCACGCCGCGCAATCATGGAAGATGCTGTGCGCGCTTTGTCAGACGCAGGCATTGAGACTGTCGATTACAAAAGCGGCGTGAAGACAACTATTGACGCTGCTGTGCGCCGTCACATTGTCTCTCAAGTGTCCCAGGCAAAAGCGCAGATTCTAAGTGACAAGTGCGACGAATACGACCAAGACTTGGTATTCGTTTCCGCGCATTTTGGAGCACGTCCTTCGCATGCCATATGGCAGGGCAAGGTGTATTCACGCAGTGGAACGAGCTCTAAATACCCCAGTCTAGATGAAGGCACGGGATATTCTGGCACAGGTCCGTTTGGGTCTCTTGGAGACCGTCTGTGTGGTGTTAACTGCCAACATGAGATGGTGCCATATATGCCGGGGCTGTCCCAGCTGCCCGACTTAAGCTTTGAGAAAGAACAGAAGCGTTATGGCATGACCAGCGATGAGTACTACAGGGCCACCCAGAAACAGCGCGCATTAGAGCGCAAGGTACGCAAATACAAGCGCCGCATAGCTCTTGGCCAAGAACAAGGCTTAGATATGGTGGATGACCGCTATAAGCTAGGGCGTACTCAAGCGCTGCTACGTGAGCATTGCCGTGCGAACGGTCTTACACGCCTGTATGAGCGTGAGCGCGCTTATGGCGTAAAGAGACAGCCTAAAAGGACTTGGGCGGATTGATTTTAAGAATACAGAGGCAGTATCAGCTAACTCCATTACAGAAGTGGCAAAAGCGCGTGCGGAAAAATTATTTATAAAAGCTCAATTAGCGGAACCAGCAGTTACAAAAACTCTTAAATCTTTGCAGACAAAAACGCGAAAACTTGCTGGATTTGGGCAGAGACTCAAGAGCCAAACTAGCTTAACTCGTAAAATTATATCAAACGCCAAAGAAGAAGATGTAAAACTTAATACGAAGACAAGTATAAATGATGTTTTAAGGTATACATTCGAATCTGACATCAATCATTTTGTTGCCGATTTTAAAGAGGTTCGCAATGCTCTTGAAAAGAAGGGGTATATATTTACCAAAGTTAAGAATACCTTGAAAGATGAATCTGCAGTCTATCGAGGTGTAAACACACAGGTAAAGACTCCTGATGGATATACATTTGAAATCCAATTCCACACTCCACAAAGTCTAGAAATAAAAGAAAAGAATCATGTATTATATGAACAGGCACGCATTCTTGACTTATCAACTCTAGATGGCAAGAACCAGAGTGACGAATTAGAGCGCCAAATGATAGTAAACTCACAAACCATTTCTGCACCTCCTAAAATAGATGAGGTTAAAAAATGAAATACTATATAAGTGAGAATAAACTTATTCTTGCAAAGAAAATTGATAGTCTCATTTACCGTTATGACTGGGTAAACAAGACATGGGTCCCTGCCCAAGACCTGTATAAAGACATTGTCTTATGTCATGACTGGTATGACGAGGCTACCGAAGAGGAAATTAAAGATGCAATCGCAAATCGAACTGAGCCTATCTATAGCTACTAAGGCTCACGCAGGACAATTCGATAAAGCTGGCAAGCCATATATTGAGCATCCTAAACGTGTGGCTGCTAACTGCGTAACTGACACCCAAAGGGCAGCAGCACTACTTCATGATGTTATTGAAGATACCTCGATTACTGCAGATGCCTTACTTTCCCAAGGTGTCAGCAAACGTATAGTTGATATTGTCTGTCTACTCACTCATAAGTGCGGCGTTTCCTATATGGATTACGTTAAGAAAATCGCTTGTGATGTAGATGCAAGAACTGTAAAAATGGCTGACTTGCGCGATAACATGGATCTAAGCAGGCTTCCAAAGATTACGCAAGCAGATTTAAAGCGCGCAAAAAAGTACAAAAAAGCCTACGCTTTCCTATCTGCTACTTAGTGTCTCTTACCCTCCCTACATGGGAGGGTATTTTTATGCCGTTACCCCACATTGAAACTTCTTTGTGACAAGGCAACCTGCCAAAAATCACGAAGAAGGGAAAATAAACATGCCTAATGCTAATGGCGAGGGAGTAGCAGCTCCCCAAGACCCCAAGGCTGGCGAGGGTACACAACCCCAAGACCCACAGGCGCAAGCTGCATCCGCACAGACCCCCACAGGCGAGGGCACACAGCCCCAAGACCCCAAGGGTGCGTCCAATGGCGAGCAGACGGTTAATTACCACAAGTACGAGCGCGATATTGCCAACCGCGACAAGACTATTGCAGAGCTTAAGGCACAGCTTGAGCAGAGCGGCAAGTCTGCATCTGATGTAGACAAGCTGCAAAGCGAGCTTGCAGAGCTTAAGGACAGTCTCGCAACTGAGAAAGCCAATGCAGCTCTTAGCGCTGCTGGCTGCGTAGACACAGAGCTTGGTCGTGTAGCGCTTAAAGCATTCGATGGCGATATTGAAAAGCTTAAGGCAGAAAAGCCTTATCTGTTCAACCAGCCTAAAAGCGTAAGTACTGGTGGCTCTTCTGCAGGTACGCCCAGTTCTGCAGCGAAGCTTGAGAAGGCTGCATACGAAGCTGCAGGACTTACCCCACCAAAACACTAAGTAAGGAGCATTTATGCCTAACACAATTAGCAAGTTTCCCGAGGTATTTACCAAGGCTCTCGACGAGGTGCTAGTCACATCGTCCTATGCTGCTCGCTATAGCGACCCTGGCGCAGAGTTCGTAAATGCCAAGACCGTAAACGTGCCTGACATTACGTTTGCGTCTGATACCGTAAATGATTACGACGGTTTCAAGACCAAAAACGATGTCACTTTGTCTTATACGCCTTACACGCTTGAGCACGACAAGCAGGCATCCTTTGACATTGACGCCGTGCAAGACATCGATACCGCTGCAATCCTTTCTACAAAGGCAGCATCTGAGTATCAGCGCACCATTTTCTTGCCCGCTGTAGATAAGGACTTCTTCAAGACCGCTGCTGCTAAGGCTAAGACCACAGGCTCCGAAGCTATCACCAAGGACAACATCAAGGCAGAGATTCGCAAGGCACGCACGCAGTTTACCGAAGTCGGTCTTTCTGGTGGCGACCTGTACATGTCTTCTACTGCCTTAGCTGCTCTTGAGGATGCTGTAGACCGCCAATTCAGCAATGAGACGAACATCATTGATACTGTCGGCTCTTACGATGGCTTTACCATCTTTGAGGTTCCTCAGGCGCTTTTGGGCGAAAACGTGGACTTCATTGTCATTTCTGGCGGTAAGAACACTATCCGCTATATCGTCAAGCGCGCCGTGGCTTATTTGTTCGCCCCTGGCACTCATGTTAATGGTGACTGCTGGCTGTCTCAATTCCGCTGGGTATTCGGCTCCATTGTCAAGAAGAACAAGAAGGCCGGTATCTACGTAAACAAGCACGCCTAAGGAGTATCTAGGTGACCCCTACTCTGACATACGAGATTTATCGTCAGACGCACAATAAGCTGCAGGAGGACGAGTTTAAAGCCGCCCTTCCTGCAGCGCGTGCGCGCCTTGTTGCTATTACTGGAAAAGACATCCCCAGCATCTGGGAGCTAGATTGGTTGGCCGCCTTATCCGAGCTATGCGAGCGTGTGGCAGGTGCTGGATACGCAGAAGAAGGCATCAAGCAGGAGACCATCGGTGGTACCACCAAGGTCTACACAGAAGCCAAGGCAAACCAGGGCGATGTAGACGCTGTAACGCCTTGGCTGTATGGCACAGGTCTTTTGTACTGCGGATTGGCGTAATGCTCATGGCTATCGCATCTGACACAATCACCGTTTGGCACAATACGGGCACGCCTAAGCAGGCGCAGTGGACTCGTGGCATCGTTTCTGGATGCCGCATTGATTGGGCGGTCGGCTATATCCCGTCAGGCGTTGGCCCCGTAGCGCAAACCTCCATGAAGGCGTATTTATTCAGGCGGCTAGATATAGCCGCAGGAGATCGTATAGTGCTTGGCGTGGACGACTCAGAAACCCCTCCACACACCTCTATACGCGTATCCACGGTAGCTGTATGGGCCGATGGCGGGCATTTTCACCACATGGAGGTGAGCGCATGAGGGTAGTGCATCAATTTGGTGGTGTGAGCATCAAAGAGCTTGAGCGCAGGGGCGACAATGCCTTACAAGCAGCATGCTTTGTGACGGCAGAAAACGCCTTAAGCGACTGTAAGCCTAACATTCCTTATTTGAACGGTGACCTTATCGGCAGCGGCAAAACCAAGCCAGGGCAAACCGACTGCGAAATCATGTGGGGCACTGACGATGATACCGCCAAATACGCACGCTATCAGTACTACACCAAGGGGCTTACGCACCCCAAACAAGGCTCTGACCACTGGTTCGAAAAAACGCGCGCCGTGAGAAAGGACGCTTGGGGAAAGATTTTTGCCCAAAAAGCTAAGGAGATGATGGGATAGTGACTGACTTAACTCCATGCGTGCTTGAATGGGCAGAACAGCTGCTAGACCCAATCAGTGTTTCTCTGGGAGAGTTTTCGACAATCTTGGGCGTATCAGCGCAACTCCAGCCAGCGCCTACGCAGGCGGTATTGCGCAAGTATTTAAGTGGTGGAGGAATCTACCAGTATGGCTATGAGCTATACATCAAATGCCGCCCAGAAGATGAACGCGGGCGTATTGACGCGCTGGCAAAGCTAAACAAGGTGGCAGATGCCATTGACCATGGAGTCTGTCCTGTGCATCCACAAGGCGTTGCGTGGTATGAGATCGGAAGAGCACACGTCTGAACT